GTTACAAGCACCCGTGACGCTTACTATCAACACTTTTCTGCAACGATCACAACGCTACTGCTTACTTATGTTTCGCAACATTACGTACTTGAAGAAACCTAGTTTCTGGAAATCATTCTGGAAATCTCGCAAACCTCATCCATTCAAGCAAACACTTGAAGAGAGCTACGAAAGAGACTGGCTACACAACCGCGCACTCAAATTTTTTGATGCCAACCAGATCGAACTCGTTCTTACCGCTCGGAGACCTGTAGAGACACCCGAACTGATTCAGAAATCATTCGACAAGTTCGAAGTACCTAAACACTTCATTGTAAGAGATGAACACTTCGCCAATGGCCTTAAATGGACCAAGGACAACGGAAAACCAAACCGGATGCTACATCCTGTCTGCTTCCCTGACCTACGATACTACCCCTGGAACCTTCCGCCCAACGCTGAAGCCCCCTGGAATATCGACGGCTATCGATTTAAACCCGCATTCCGCGACATCGATGGAGAGAGTGAAAATCCCAAACTACAAGAGAAAGTGAATCAATCACTTATTTATCAGATTCGTGACAGCATATCTGTCAAGGACTATCTGGAAATAAAACATTCTATTGGTCTGAACGCTGACTCAAAACCTACGTTCCACAACCTTTATAATGAGATATTTATTAGGAATCGACAACTCATTCATGAAATCAAAGAGAAAGACTCTAAATTCTGGAATGAAGACGGAACTCCCAAGCCATACTTTTGGAACACTGTTCACATTAAAACAACAGTCGTTGAAGAGCAAGATGATGACAAAATCAGAATCGTTTTTGGATCACCAAAGCTAATCAACCAAGCTGAGAACATGTTTCTCTGGCCACTTCAAGCCACTTACCTGAACACAGGAACTGGATTTATGATGTGGGGACGCGAAATCATCCGTGGAGGATGGAGAAGAATCAACAGAGAATTGTCTGAATTCGGTTATGAACATGGAATACTATGTATCGACTGGTCGAGTTGGGACAAAAACTTTTCGTTTGAGTTACAAGACGAGATCAACACCATACTTAGATCTTACTTTGACTTTACTCTATACGAACCAACTTCTAAACATCCACTCGGTAAACCTGACCCTTCGAAAATCGAAGCCCTTTGGCAATGGACCAACCATGCCACAAAGCACACACCATCGCTACTTCCTAGCGGAGAACTTGCAATCTGGAACTATTCTGGATTCGGATCTGGCTATCAATGCACACAGATCAAAGACTCCTTCGGAAATGCAATTGTCACATCGACATGTGCCTCATCAATGGGTATTCAAATTTTCGCTGAAGACTACTATGCCAAATTTCAAGGCGACGACGCTTACGTTCGTTTCCTACAATGGCTAATGAAAGTCTACGGTCCTACATTCCTCGCGATATTCGCAAGCGCTGCCAAATTCTACTTTGGACACGTTCTCAACACTAAAAAGTCTGCATCATTACAGACAATCGAGAACTCTTCCTTCCTTAGTTATGAATGCAAGCACGGCCTGCCCTTTCGCACCGTTGAAGATCTACTTCGACACCTATTCTTTCCTCGCTCACCAAGGAGAAAAGAAGAGCTAGCTGGCTCCGCCCTCGGACTAGCATACGCAAACTCTGGAATTCACCTGAGATATCACCAACTCTGTGAATACATTTGGACGAAACTTGTAATTGAACAACAAGTTGAACCAATCATCCCTAGAGACATGCAACAGATGCTCAAATACCAAATAGGTACTGAAGAACCATTTTCACATCTTAACCACAAGACATTTCCAACATTTTCGGAATTGACTGCCAACGTGTATACATACACCCCACGTTCAGAGCACGACAATCAGAAACTGTGGCCCACCAAACCTGGCCCTGCTGGTAATTTCTTTTTCCTCAAACCGGTCTAACTGTCCGTTTTGTTTCGACATTTATTTATTTTTTTCGAAAAAAAAAAAAAAAAAAAAAAAAAAAAAAAA